AGGCGAGGCTCTGGCACCCGAAAATATGGTGATTCAGCTGCGCTTGCGGTTGAACCGTCTGCATGAAGAGAACAACGAATTACGGCGCCAGCTGCTAGAGCAGGCCAAACAAGACAACGGCCGGGGCTATGGCCCAGGCGGTCAGAGGTACCACGGAGATTGATTGTGAGAATCGAAACGATGGCCAGCCAAGCCACCCAGGCGAAACGGGAAAAGATCGAACGCGATGTCGCAGCTTTTTTAAAAGCTGGCGGAAAAGTGGACCAGCTGGACAAAAACAAACCGGCAACAGCCGTTAAACCTCGCTTTAACGCAGGCAATGTGGAGTGATTATGACCCTTAACCGCAAGACACCGCTGCGCAGCAAGACCCAGCTAAAGGCCAAGGCCCCATTACAGAGTCGATCGCTGCTTAAGGCCGCGAGCAACGGACGTTCAACGCTCAAATCCAAGGCACCTAAACCGAGTAAAATCAGGCTTAGCGCGAAGGGTGAGCAATGCCTTGTGCGCGTACCTGGTGTATGCAACGGCAATTCCGCGACCGTGGTGCTGGCTCACCTTAACGGCGCCGGCGTTGGAATGAAGAATCCGGACTGGCAAGCGGCTTACGCCTGCAGCGCCTGCCACGAATTTCTGGACGGTGGTTATGCAGACAGTGGAATTTGGCGTGAACAGCGCGACCTACTCCACCTGCAGGGAGTTATCCGCACCCAAGAACGTTTGATTGATAAAGGCTTCATTAAAATTCAGGGGGCAGCGTGAGCGAAACCAAGCCAGAGCACGGCATAACGGGCGTCAAGTACGATGCTCACAAACCGAGGATGGATCTGATACCACCACTGATGGAGCTGGAAGTCGCCCGGGTGCTAACTGTTGGAGCTGAAAAGTACAGCCCAGAGAACTGGCGCCATGTGCCAAACCTACGTGGGCGCTACACCGCAGCAGCCAAGCGCCACATCAACGCTCTGCAGCAGGGAATCATGTGCGATGAGGAGACCGGTCTGCATCACGCCGCGCACGCTGTGTGCTGCCTGATGTTCCTGGGTGAAGTAGACATGGAAACCCCTGATGCAATCTGATCATCCGGACCCGAACCGCTGGTGGCTGCACCGTCGCGCTATGGCATACATCAGCCTTGGCGCTCTGTGTTTCATCACACTCGCAATGGTCCTCGGAAGAATACCGGTGGCTCTGGTACCGCTTGCGGAAACCCTGTGCTGGGTCTTCTGCGTGAACATCCTTTATTACTACGGCGGCAATGCTGCGGTCGAAGTCATCGCTAAGCGAGGCAAGCCATGATGTCAGTGTTAACCGGGAAGGCCCTACCGTACATCGCCACAATTACGGTGATGATTGTCGCGGCGATGGGCTTAGCCATCTGGATGTTAATGCAGGAGCGCGACAGCCTCAACCAGATGGTTGGCCAGTTGGACCAGGCTAACAAGCAACAGGAGCAGACCATAAGAGATAACGCCGCGACCTATAAGGCATTGCAGGCAGAGCTCCAATACAGAGAGGCACTGGTAACCAGGACCCTCAAATCCAAACAGCAAGCAGAGAGGAAGGCCAATGAAGCCATCAACCAGTTGCGTAAGGCTTTGCAAGCCGATGCGTGTGCCAACACTGTGCACCCTGCTGCTGTTACTGACAGCCTGCGCACCCGCTCCACCGCTGATAAAGACTCAGACTGAGTATGTCTACCCGCCAGCGCCACTCATGCAACCCACGCAGCTGCGCATCTACAGCGGCGATACCTGGGGCGACTTGGCAGAGCATTGCGTTCGGCTTCAGTCAGAGCTGGAGCAGTGCAACGCGGACAAATCAGCGATGCGCGAGTGGGAATCCCGCAACAAAATCCAGCGTCAAAAAAATAGCAAAGGTACTCCTGAGACCCAGAGCCGTACGGGAGCGCGGAATCGCGGATTTCGAGAGTTTTTCGCAACTTATAGGGTTGTTGTTGGGGTTCAGGAAATGAAGCAGGTCGTGCGGCTATCGAAAGCACAGCAGCTGCGCCGTCTGAACAAGGGTGAGCTGGCGGAGTTCTTCGGCGTGTCAGTACAAGCAGTCGACGGCTGGTGCCGGCGCAACTGCCCGATTGAAGAGCGAGGCGCGCCCGGCAGGCCTTGGGTTTTCGATGCCGTCGACGTTGCCAAGTGGCGCTTCGGCGTTCCGGATGCGCCCGAGGGCGTTCAGCCAGATGAGATGATCCCGACTGACCGAAAGGCATGGTACGAATCTGAAACCAAACGCCGAGCCCTGCAGGTACAAGATCGTGAGCTGATACCGGCGGCCGAAGTTGAGCGAGTAGTGGCTACCGCGTTCAGTGCTATTGCCCAGGGCCTGCGCAGCTTGCCGGACAACATTGAGAGGCGTACCGGCTGCGCCCCTGAAATTGTGGAAGCCATCGATATGGCGCTGGACGCGGAAATGAATGCGTTGGCGGAAAAACTGACCGAGCTGGTCACTCTGGATTACGCGGAAGAGGTTACCGAATCATGAGCAGTTACGGCGCAGCCCTACCCATCATCACCAGCGCAGCAGAAGCCTTTCGCCCTGCCCGCCGGGTGCCCGTTGCCGATGGCGCCAGCGAAACCCTACGCATAGTCCAGCCAGGCGGGTACACCGGTTTCTGGTCAGCCACTGAAACGCCTTACATGGTTGAGCCCATGAACATGCTGGCAAGCCGCAAGCACGAAACCGTTGTGTTTGTTGGTCCTGCCCGTAGCGGTAAGACCATGGGGCTCTTGGATTCTTGGGTAACCTACGCCGTCACTTGTGACCCCGGCGATATGCTCATCGTGCAGATGACCCAAGACAAGGCCCGTGACTACTCCAAAACCCGAATAGATCGTGCCATCAGGCACAGCCCGAAAATGGCTGAACTGCTCAGCTTGCGCGGTCAGGACGACAACACCCACGACAAGCTGTTCCGCCACGGCATGTGGTTGAAGATTGGGTGGCCGTCTGCCTCGCAGCTGTCATCGAGCGATTACCGCTACGTGGCCCTGACCGATTACGACCGGATGCCAGACAATGTAGACGGCGAAGGCTCCGCTTACCAGTTGGGCCTGAAGCGAACCACCACGTTTCTCAGCCGCGGTATGTGCATGGTGGAATCGTCACCAGGCAAGCCAATCACCGACCCCAACTACCGACTGGAAACCGACCACGAAGCTCCACCTTCCGGCGGCATACTGGGCATTTATAACCGCGGCGATCGCCGGCAGTCTTACTGGCCCTGCGGTCACTGCGGCGAATTCTTCCGCGTAAAACCCGGGCTTGGCCTCTTTGCCAGCCTACCCAGCGAAAACGAGCTGCTGAAAATGGTGCGCAGCGCGGATCTTTCCGCTATGGCCACTGAGCATTCCGTTGTTTACTGCCCGCACTGTGGTTCCGGCTCCGATGCCCGCGATAAGAATCGATTTTTACAGGGCGGTGACTGGCTGCGTGACGGGCAGGAGATCAGCAAGTCAGGACTAAAGTCAGACGGGGGAATACATTCCAGCATTGCAAGTTACTGGCTGGGTGGCGCTTCGGCCGCTTATCAGTCCTGGAACAACCTGCTGTTGCGCTACCTACAAGCTTTGCGCAGCTACTCCACCGCCGGCGACGAGGAATCGCTACGGGTAACCATCAACACCGACCAGGCAATGCCTTACCTACCGATGGCAATCCGCGAAGAAGCTCAGCGCGGCGAGCTGGCGGACATGGCCGAAGACTTCCCGCGCTACGTGGTACCAGAAAACGCCCGTTTCCTGATCGCCAGCGCAGACGTACAGGGTGGCCAGAACGCCCGCTTTGTCGTCCAGGTGCATGCCTTTGGGCCGCACATGGAGCAGTGGCTGGTGGATCGCTACGAAATCAAAAACAGTGGTCGCCCGGGCGTAGGCGGTGAAATGGCCCCCATCGACCCAGCCAGCTACCCAGAAGACTGGGACATGCTCACAGAAAAGGTGCTGAAAGCCACCTATCGCACCACCCACGAAGGCCAGGAACTGCGCGTGCGCCTTCTGGTTTCCGACTCCGGCGGTGAAGATGGCGTAACCGAGAACGCCAAGCGCTGGTGGCGAAAGCTGCGGCGTGAAGGCATGGGCGACAAAGCCAGGCTATACAAAGGTGGCAGCTCCGCCGGCGCAGCAATCCTCAAGCGCACCCGAATTGGCAGCGAATCCCGCAAAGACGTGCACCAGCTGCTGTGTAATCCCAACCTGCTAAAAGATGCAATCTTCAACGCCAGCCGCCGCGCTACCGATGGCAACTCTCGCCTGCACTTCCCAACCTGGCTGGGTGCCTACTTTTGGGATGAAATGCGCGCGGAAATCCGTGAGCCCAATGGCAAGTACCGCAAGATCCGCAAGCGCAACGAGGCCATCGACTTGTGCGCCATGATTTGGGCCGGAGCGCTGCACCTGGGTGCCGATCGCATCAACTGGGACGCACCCGCTCAGCCGTGGGCCAAACCGATAGAGCACAACTCAGAACGCGAAAGCTCTGACGAGCGGCGCGAAAGAAAACCCGAAAACAAAACACGCCCGGCACCCAAGCCGCGCGGATTTGGAAAATCTGATTGGAGTAGCCGCCTGTGATTAGCGCCCTGAACTGCGACACCGACACCGCCGTGGAACTGCACCGGATCTTGACCGCGTCCATCATTCGCGGGTTTTCACTCACAGAATCTGCAGCGGCTGTGCTGGCGGATCAGATAACCATAGAGATGCGCCGCGAGGCTGGTGGCAGGCCTATCTACATTCCAGGGCCGCACAGGGAGGCGCGCAACGCGAAGATCCGCGTGGCCTTTCGGGGCAACAACTACGATGAGCTGGCCGCTGAGCATGGTATATCGCGCCGGCAGGTTGAGCGCATCGTTACCACCTAAAGATCACGACACTTTGCACCTAAGAATGTCGAAAACCATCTGGCAAAATCTGGCACCACCACACCAGATTAGGTAAAGAATCATGACCGTGCCGACAGCTTCTGAAATGCTCGCAAAATACCTGGCAGCAGAAGCTGCCGTGTTACAGGGCCGTGACATACAGTTCGAAGGCCGCCGCGTATCCATGTCAGACCTACCTGACATCAGGCAGGGCCGAAAGGAATGGGAGCAGCGCGTAACAGCTGAGCGCCGCCGATCTTCAGGTGCGCCTACAATCGGCGGGCTAGGCTTTTCGGTAGCGAGGTTGGATCGATGAGCAAAAGCCCCGCACCCAACATTGCCGACAAAGTGATGAACTGGCTCAGCCCGGAAAAAGGCTTAAAGCGCATGCAGGCCCGAAAAATTCAGGCCTACTACGAAGCCGCCAAGCCAGACCGTACCCGCAAGTTTCACCGCGACACCGGTGGTCCGAATATACAAGTTGCCCAGGGCGCTGTGGCCATCCGCAATCAGGCACGGCACCTGGAACAGAACCACGACATCTCCCGCGGCATACTACGCACGCTGATGACCAACATCGTTGGCCCCAAAGGCATTGGCATCGAGCCGCAGCCACGCACCAAAGATGGCAAAATCCATAAGGAATACGCCGCTGCACTACTGGAGGCCTGGCACGACTGGCAAAAAAAACCAGACGTTACCGGCCAATACCACTGGGCCCGCATCCAGCGCATGCTGGTAAAAACGTGGCTACGCGATGGCGAAG